GGTAAAAACGCATTTGCTCCTCCTAAAGATGAAGTGCCAACAAAGAAAGGTTTTCCGAAAGTTACTGTTTTACCAGAAGATGATGTTCCCGATTGTTGTGGTGCGGTAGAAGTGCTACCTCCTATCTGGTAATTCTGTTCAGTTCTTGATTGAAACTCTGCTGTAAATCCTGCTTGCTGCACGTTCATATTCTGTGCAGTATCACTAGTCTCAAGTATTAATTTAAACTTAAATCTTCTGCCTTTAAAAGTACCGTTTGCAAAATTATTGAACGACCCAAAACTTCCCGATGCTGTTTGTGATGTTGCAACTTGTATCTGACAGTTCGCTTCATCGGCTGCTGTACCGTCAAAGTTACCATTTAACGCATATTGATCCCATAAAATTCCAGGTGACCCAGGAATTAAAGTCTCAATATCTTGACCAATAATAAAACCAACAGAACGTATCACTCTCTTTAAATCAAGAGAAAATACAGCACCTAAATCCAAAATATCCTTAAAAGCATATTCTCCTGTTGCGTTTGTTGCTGGGTTAGTTAACTGTAAAGCACTTGTTGTATTATTAAATGTTGTATTAGTTTTTGTACCTTGAAAGGCTGGACTATCTAAATCTTCTCGATCCTGCAATATAACTTGAGTATCAATTAAATCAGGTAAATCTTGAATAATACTTGTTTCTCCCGTGCTGAAATTACCTTGGTCATCTTGAAACTTAAGAATATATTCCCCTTCTAAAGATGGAACTACCACATCTGTTGTGTTTCCAGCTAATGCAGTAACTAAATCAACTGAGTTTTGAAACGTACCACTGCCATCTGTTAAATTACTGTGCCTTACATATACTCTACCTCCGTGAAGAACGTCTGGATCTACAGTTTTTGTCCATCTGAGTCTTACTAATTTATTAGTAATAGGTTCCATAGATAGATTTTGAACATTCCCTGGAGGTGTTGTTTTACCAACAGCATTAAATGTTAAATCTGATGATGTTGCTGAAAGTTCTAATGCAGCATTAAAAGAAAAAACTTTAAATTCATAGGCTCCTGCTTGTGTATTTAAAAGCTCAAAATCTGGTCTAAATACAATTTCACTTACCCAGTTAGTATTATTAAATCTGTATTGAACAAGATATTGACTTACACCTGTAACTGTTACCCAAGATAAAATTAGTTTAGTTACTGCTAAAGCATTGATTACAACAATTCTTTCAGATGCCTGTAAGTTTCCAGGAGGGTTTTTGGGTTCATTTAGTAATGATACATTTCTCGCAGGTAAACTTACGCCTTGTTCAATATTTGCATATTTACCGTCAATATAAGTGAGTGCTGTTACTGCATAATTTATACCATCCTGTTCCTCTACAGATACCACTCTAAATGTTTGTGCTGAAAGGCTATCACTCTGTATTAACCATATTGAATTTGCGTTTGGTGCAGACGAAAAAGCAGAACTAACAGTGATTACATTATTTGAAATACCTGATATAGACTTTGTTTCTACAGTGCCGTCAGAAAGAATTACACTACACTTTTGGTTCGTTCCAGAAAACCCACTTAAATCCTTAGTGTTATCAACAGTTATTTGTGTAGTGGATGCTGTATTTATACGACCAGACCTGCGGACTCCTGCCCGAACAGGATCGTTAATACTAATAACAGCACCAGGTCTTACGATTGCACCGGCGTCTATTGATGTTGTGAAACTGACAACTTCTGATTCATTTTGTTCACTGAATAATATTGCTTTACCTAATCTGTGAGCTTGTCCACGAGAAGTACAGGCAAAGGCTTTTACATCTTTTTTTACTATTCCTAATTTTGCTTGTGCGGCAGTATCTTCTACAACTTCATAATCTATTTCTCTACTATCCATATTGAAATAACTAACAGCTATAACGGTATGTCTTTGTTTTAAACTACTTCCAGAATAGGAAAACCCACCTTCACCTACGTTTGCCAAACTAAATAAATAACTTGGATCTGTTGGTTTATCTTGAGTAATAGTAACTGAACCTTCAGACCATATAGGAAAACATCTCATAACACCAGCTAATTCATTTATTAATTGGTACGCTTCCATAGATCCTTGAATATTTACATTGCAACTAAATCTTGCTTCCTGTCCTCCAAATCCATCGTCTACTTCTTCATTTGCATATCGACTAGCTGCTACAAAACTAAACAGATCAAGATTAGCGTCTGTAATATGAGTTCCAAATCCATACCTCTCAGTCGTGAGAAGGTCGAGTAACACCATCGCAGGGCACGAGGTCCATACAGCAGCACCCATTGTTCCATTAAAAATGTATCCGCTTGGATAAATTATTCTGCCTGTCTGCAAGTCAACAGTAGGAGTACCAGAATTAGATGCTCCTGCTCCTGGAATTCTTACCTTTACACCACGAATACGAAAAGATCTTTTAGGTATAGAACTAAATTGTTCAGAATCTATTCTTAAATTTGTATATGCACTGTTAAGGTATCTTTGTTTGTCATCAACAATCTCACCAATACTTGACCAAGTAAAAGCATTTACTAACTGCGAAGATGAGCTATCTGCTGTGACTCTTACGACTCTTACATCAACAGGAAAAGCTCCTGTAAAATTTACACGATATTCTTTTTGGTATGCGTCAGCAGTACGACCAGTAATAGTGTCTGATAAAACATCGTTATAGCCACCACCGTTATATTGAACTTGTATCTTTAGTTCAACAGTTGAACCTAATACATCTCCTTCTTCTGTAATTTCTTGTATCTGCGGAAATGTAATAGTAACTTTTACAGCATCAACATTTGTATTTGTTACCTGACGAGTAACAGGAGAAGAATTTGTTACCGTTACACCTACTCCCGTAGTAGATTGACTACTTTCAATACCTGAGATGTGATCTTGGTTTGACGTTCCAAAACGAGGTGTAAATTCTACATTCTGAAAATTAAAATCTGATGTCTGTGGATTCGTGTTACTAGCACTAGGATTGAGAATAGGAGTATCGTCAAAAAATATGTCTTTTAATGCTGCGGTGTCATATGCTGTACTTCCTTTTGTAAGTCCTGCTTTAGATGGAGTAGCAAAACCCTCTATCTCTCCTTCAGATAATAAATCTTGAAGAGAAGCAAACTGTCTACTATTTAAAGTATCAGGTGCTCTAATAGGGTCTCGTTGTTTTTTAGGTGGGCCACCAGATCCTCTAATAATTTTTGTCATTGAGATACCACCTGATTAGTGTCAATACCAGCAGAAATTACAACCGATCCTGTTACTATTTCACCATAAACTATTGGATGAGAAGTACCAGCCCTAGATGTATTTTGTATTCCTGAAAATCCAAATGATATTCTTGGATCTTCTTCATTATTAAATTCTTGTTGTTTAGGTAAAGGAAATAACAGTTCATTTACACCCATAAGTGTAAGCCCTAAACCAATATTTCCAATTATTGCACTTAATCCAAGTCCTCCAGTAAACCCACCGAGACCAAAAGCTAAAGAAGCACCTCCTGTTGCAACAGCTAATCCAATTAAGGCTACTCCTGCAATAATCTTTCCTCCTGCACCACTAATTACAGGAACAATACTAATATCTGATTTTCCAATAGGATTATGTATTTCAGTCTCGTCAATATCATAATTATCTAAAAGAACTCGATAATGTCTATTTGCCATATGTGCTTCTAATTTTGGAAAATTAGTTACTAAAAATCGTATTGCATCAGCAGTAGAATTTATTACAGCGTCTAATTCTTTATGACCTATAAAGTCAGCTAGTTCTCCATAAAGTTTAACTTTTTTGAGCATAGCGATACCTCTTACCAGTACATTTTAACAACCATTCAGAGTAAGGCTCTCTACAAGATAGTCTATCTGCTAAATGATGTAAAACCATATCTCCAAGAAAAATAGCTACATGATTTAAAGTTGGGTGCAATATTGACATTAATAACACATCTCCTTCTTCTAGCTTTTCATCTGATCTTAATTCTCTAAAACCAGTTCTCCAAGCGTAATCTTCAAATAAAGGATTGTCTAAAAACTCTTCAGGTGTCATTGTCCTTGGGTAATCTTTTAAAATAATTCCTTTTTCTTTTTTATACCAATCAACGACTAAACTCCAACAATCAGTTATACCCCAAACCCACTGCCTTCCTAAAATATCTGGAACGTACCCTTCTGGTTTACATTCACCCCATTGTTCAGTTTTAGGGTTAACAATGTACCAAGGTAATTTGCTTTGTTCGCAACTAATTCTATCTGCCTGACTTGGCTCTGGCGGTGTTATAGGATGACTATGCACAACAGCTATAATCTCACCTACATTATCTGCTTTTACATAATCTTCTGGATCAATAATAAAACACTGATTATCTGTAATTGAAAGATTACGACATGGGTAGTATCGTTCTTTACCTTTAACATTTAATAACAGTCCACAAGACTCTCTAGGATCTTCACGTTGAGCATGAAGTAGTGCTTTATATTTCCAGCTCATTGAACAAACGTACCAATAGAAGGGAACAAAGAACGGGTGCATTGACGTTTAGGTGCTCGAACCCCAGCCATATCAATACTCCCAGCTAATTCAAATTCTACCACTTCTCTATTTTCTGTTGCCTTTCGATCTATTGTGTAAATTTGTCGTTTAAACTCTGCTGTAGGATCTGGTGTTCCAAGTGGGTTTGTATTTCCTGGGAAATTAACAGCATCAAGAAATCTTGCCATTGTTCTTATTCTAGTAAATGTAGCACCTGTTAAATCATTACCTGTTGTTGTCTCGTTTACAGCTAAAAGAATTGAAGATATTGTTCCAAGTGCATTACTTACAACAAGTTTTGGTCTGGGAATCTGACCTCGTTGGTACGCAAACCCTGTAGCTTCTATGGGAAATTTTGCATATTGTTTACTAGCCCAGACAATATTTCCGTTTGCGTTAAGGTTAGTACCTGAGTGGAATCTATAAATATTATTTTCGTTGTTAGCTGTGGGAATACCAGTATTTGTTCCATGTAAACTTGTAGATAATTCAAGGACAAACAATTCAATAATTGCAGAGGGATTTATTTTTTGAACTTCATTAAAAACAGGACCCGTACTCATGGTTCAAATACCTCTCTAAATGTTGCTTGTATTGTGGCTCTATTTAAATAAGGTATAGATTTTGACCATCTTTCACATACAAACTTAGAAGAACTAGCTTCCCCTGGTGGTGTAAAATCAAAGCTGTCACTATCGTTTGCCCTTGCGTCAAGAAATGTTTCTATAGTATCTGCATCTGTTTCTGATACTTCAAAAGTAAAGTTAAATTCCTTTGGATTCTGATGTTCTGCTAATCCAAATAATATTCTATGTTCGTAACCATCAGCAAAACGAACTTTTCTAGTTTTTGGTGCGGAGTTTTTTCGCTGTCCGTATGTTGGATTAATTGAAGGAAATGTAGCCACTATGCAAGTAAACCTCCAGGTCTTTTCTGTTCTACTAATTCAGATTGTACCGCAGCAGAAATAAGACGACCAAGTTCTCTACCTTGTTGTTCATCACCCTCAACAGAAGAACCAGACGCATCTACATTCACAACTATGTTTGTTGAGCCACCAAGAGCATGATTTGGTGTAACCATACCAGATACGCCTGGTGTAAACATTTCAGGTCCACGTTCTCCGACTATATAACTTCCACCGCCTTTAACTGATCCTCCCTCTGCTTTAAATATTTTTCCTAGTAATCCCGATCCAGGTGAGTATGAACCACCTATATTTCCAAAAAGTCCTAAATTTAAAAAGGCATCAGCCATTTTATTTAATACATTATTTAATAAACCACCTAAAGTTTCAGTACCTTTTATTAATCCTTTAATACCATTACCCATGTCTTGAGCAATTATATTAGACATTTGTCTTAAAGGATCTATTAAAGCCTCTGTATTTTCAACCACTTGTGCTTGAGTATCTCTTGCTATTTTTAATTTTGAAATTTTTAGTTCTAAGGCATCATTAACTTCATCAGTACGTTCAGCTTCTAAAAGTTTTAATTCATTATCTAAATTTGTTAATGCAAAATTTTCTTGCATCAAACGTAATTTTTCACCACTAAGATTTAATCTGTTTTGTTCAATCTCTAATGCTTGTTTTAAAGGTTCTATCTCTTTTACTTGAATAGCTCTATTTTTTAAATCAATGGCAGGTTGATTTGGATTTACAGTTATACCAGGTTTACCGGCATCGGGATTTAATGGCACTCCTCCGATCACTGGATTACCTTCAGCAGCAGGAATATTACTTAGTGGTCGTTTACGTTTTTGACCTGGTAAAGGAGGTAATTCATCTAAAATGCCACCTCTTTTATCAAGATCAAAAGCATTAGCAGTAAAAAAATCTGCTACTCCGAGAAGGTTTCTTACTGTGCCTTCTGGCTTGCCTCCCTTAATAAACTCATTTAGTTCTTTAATTATAGGACCAAGAACATCTGATAACAATAAGGTCAAAGATGTTCCTAATTTATTAATTTCATTATTAAACTCGGTCATTTTTTCTGCATTTTCTTTTATTTGATCTGTACTCAATCCAAATTCCCTTTCAAATTCTTTTAATAAAAGTTCAGCAGCAGAAGATTTTAATCCAAGTTTTTCTAACTCTAAAGCTAAATTTCCTGTCTCTGTATCCACTAATCCTAATCTGTTTACAAGATTTTCTATATTCTCTGTAGGTTTGGTCAGCGATTTAGTTAAATCATCTAACGAACTACCAATAGTAGTACCTGCAATAGAAAGAGCAAAACCAAACTGACCCATCCCTGGTATTGCTGATAATGCTCCACCAGCTACACCACCTAATGCACCTCCAAGTGCTGCTGTTGGTCCTTGTCCAAATAGTAAAGGAAAGCCACCACCAATAATTCCACTACCAACTGCTCCTCCTAATCCTCTCATTGCATTAACTTGTAAACCTGTTTGACCTTTTTCTAGATTTGCTTTTGCAGTTCTTTTCTTGGCACGAGCTAACTTTATTTCTGCTGCCAATTCATCTCGTACCAGTTGTATATTTTTATGACTTATTTCTAGTCCCTTAGTTTGTAACCTTTGTACTACTTTAAAATCAGTTTCTTGTCTCCTTATTGCTTGATTATATTGTTTTTGTGTTTTTAAAGTTTTTCCAATAGCTTTAAAATAATTAGTTGTACCTCTTGCAGCCTTTTTAAGTTGTGTGTTCGCATGACTTACTTCTTTAGATAAGTTATTAAAACTATCAACAAAACTTCCTTGACCTTTTTTCTTTCCTAATTTTTTATCAACTGCTCTGTTAAACTTATTTATATCTTTTGACAGACCTTGAATACCAAGTCTTGTTTTCTTTATCCTTTCAGCACCTTTAACTGCTATTTCTAAATCAACATTATAACTAGCCACTTTTTATAAAAATTAAAACATTTTCTCTATCTTACCTTCTTCTGCCTTTTATAGCACTACCTCTCTGCACTTTATCTTGTTCTTTTTTATATTCTTCATGTTCTAATTCTGCATAAGCTACCCATCCTATTAATTCTTCAGAAGTCAAAGTTTCGCATAGTTCACTAACAGTTTTACCTAATTCTTTTGCTAACGAATAAATAAATTTCCAATCTCCTTTAGCTTTTTAAATCGGCTTTAGCCTCTTCAACCTCCTTATTTTGACCAGCGTTAATCATAGCTATTTGTATTTCTTGTAAAACATTTGCTTCTACTTCTCTTCTAAGAGATGCTTTATCGCCATCTTGAAATAATCTATCTCCATTCTTATCTAATGCTTTTGTAATCATCAAAGCCAATGCGTAATCATTAACATCATCAACATTAGATTTTCTTTGTATTGATTCTCTTTCAGCGATAGTAAGTGGATGCCAATAAACACTAAAAATAATTTTTCCGTCTTTAACTACGTCATGTTGATATAGCTGGCTAACACCAAAACTATTCTTTAAAAGGTCAATTGCTCTAGTCATAAAATAAGTATTGCTACTTTATTATACTAGGCATTAGCTGAGAATTGGCAAGATATTACACCAACGAAATGACTTCTATCTTCAATTTCAAGCATTGTAGGGCCGTTTATATCTTGCACTCTTGGTTTTACACTGAAACTATCAACATAAGTAGAAGCGTTTACAGAAGTTAAACCGTCAATAACAGCTTCAGCTATCTTAGACAGTTGACTTGTTCCTTTGCTTTTGGGGACATAAATATTACATTGAATTACACCAGAATAATAATCAGAAGCAGAACCTTGATTTTGTAATGTTGATTGAGTGTAATTGACCATCATCATTACATATTTTTTAGTTTTACCTGAAGTTGTAAAAGTAACATTGTCATAAACCATAGAAACAGTTGGATCTACGTTTGAAATAGCGTCTGTAACTGCTTTTTCAAATGCTGCTCTTGTTTTTACTAAAGTCATAAGACATCTCCATAGCCAATTCCAGGAAGCATATCACCAAAACCTCCTGTCTCTTTACCAAGTAAAAATAACTTCCCTTTCTTTTCTTTCATATTTTCTTTAATAATCTGACCCATGCGACCTTGTACAAAATTTTGTATTTTACCTCCTTCTAAAGCATAAGAAGCATATTTAACAGTATTACCAATAAAAACACTTTTTTTAATATTAAATGTTTTAGTTACCTTAAATCTGGGTTGTACTTTTGGATTTGTTGGCCTTTTACCTTTACTTTGTCTTTTTATTTCAGACCATGGTTTGAATTTTAAAATGTCATCTTTTGCTTTAGGAGGAGTATTAGCAACTTTCCAACTTGATGCAAAAAATCCTGTATAAACAGGACTATGAGTTTTTGTTCCTAAACTCTTATGTGCTTTTCTTATAACAGTATTAAAATCACGATTTAATTGAGCTTCAAGATCCCCAATAGGATCACTTTTTAAAAAATCTTTTTTTCTTGCCATTAGAACCGCACCAATACTGTAAATAAATACACTTGTCCGCCTCTTCTAGTATCTATATCATAAATCTGTGCTGTTCTTGTTTCTCCCGCATATGTCAATTTAATTTCATCATCAAAATCAACTTGATTATCACCAATCAAATCAGGAGTTATGTATAACTTTGCTTGCCTAATTTCTTTTCCTTCATCATCTTCAGACTTAATAAATTCGATTGGTACTTTTATATCTGAATAAGTTGTATTTATAGTAACTTGTTCTCCTGTATCTATGTTATAACTAGACACTCCTTTTTTTACATAAGTAATAGTTGTATCAAGAGAATCTCCTAAAGTTGCAACTATATCTTTAGCAACACTTTTTAATAATGAATCAAGTTGTCCTGCCATTATCCTCTAACCACCCTCATTTGAAAACTACCAGCTCCACCAAGTATATAAGCACCTAAGTAACTTTGTAACCAAGGATAAACGTCTAAAATATTATTTATTGATCCTGTTCCTTGACTATCAGTATTGTATTTAACTTGAATATCTCCTAGTTTTACTTCTTCAAAATTACCATCTTTACCAGTTGTGCCTGTAATCGCATCAGTATCATTTGCCAAAGCCCTAGCTAATTCATATTGTGCGTATTTAATATTTAACGGAATAGTCGAACAAGCTAACTCGACACCATCTACTTGATAATTATTTCTAGGAAATTTAAGTGCCTGTCCATCATCACATCTATCTCCATAAAATACAAAGCTATCAATCCATCTAGTCGCTGATATTAATGCTCTATTTTTCTGATCATCTGTTTTATTTGTCCAAGTGCTTGAATCTGGGACGGTTTCAAAATAACTATTAGCCTCTGCCAATGTGACATAGCTATTAGCAGTTTCACTTTTTATAGTTGCATTTATGGTAGCTGCCACGATTATTAAAGTAATTTAGTTTTATTGTAGCGTAAAGAAAAAACCCCACCAATATTCGGTGAGGTTTGATGACCACATTTTAATTCTACTTATTAAATAGTAGAAGTATCAAGTGGAGTATTAACAATGATCTCAACCACTGGAATTAAGTCTGCATCGTATGTGATTCCCCAGTTATTAGAGTTACCTAACTGTGCGTTAGTTGGGTTGTCAGTAGCAGATGTCCACTTAGTTCCCATAATGTGATAAGCACTGTGGTAGTCAACAGACATAACATCTTGCTTAGATAAGATGTTTCTATCTGACTCAATGCTTAAAGGAGATTGCTCACCTTCAAGAATTGTTCCTGACTTGATTAGGAAACAACGGAACTCTTTTTGATGACCAGAAGAACCTGGAGCAACTGTATTAACTTGAGAGTCAATAACAACATTCATTCCAGCAAACTGACCGATACTTCTATCTGTGATTCCAACACCACCGCCACCCCATTGGATGCCAGTTCCAGTTGATAATGCAGAAGTAGAGAATGTTAACATACCAACCTGATATAGGTAGTAAGCAACGGATGGATGAATAACTAGAGTATCTAGTTCTTCGCCTCTTTCTCCAAGAAGTGATCTACCTCTTGCAACAGTAGAAGCTGTTAAGAAGTTAGCTTCAGTAGCACCTGTACCAGCTTTACCTACATCAAGTAAGTTTGCACCTAAAGGACCAGTACCAGAAGCAAATAAACCATCTAGCAAGCTGAATAATCTTGCAGAGTTTAGTTTGTTGATAGCATCTGCAATCTGATTTCTGATGTGACCCATTGGATCTTCACCAGCAGCCAATACAGCTACATCATCAACAGCATACGCAAAACCTCTATGACAGATAGTTGCGATCTGTGTTCCTGTACCAATCTTTTGTGGT